GTGTGAAGTATTCCTTCTGATTGACTAAATAATGTGGAGACCTTTCGTGCGGTCTCTACAAAAGTCGGAACACCCATGGGACTCTTAGGAGTCCCTTTTTTATTCTAGAGGTATTATGAATTTCAAAATTTATTCAAGAACTGGTTGTCCGTATTGCACCAAAGTAAAGCAGGTACTTCAAGGAAAGAATCTTTCCTTTACAGAGATGCAGTTGAATCGTGATTTCACACGACAGGATTTTTACTCTCAATTTGGTGCTGGTAGTACATTCCCTCAAGTTTTACTAGACTCTCAGAGACTGGGAGGTTGCACAGAAACTGTAAAATATCTCAGAGAAAACAATCTAATTTAAGACTAAATAATCAAAGAGTTCAAACATAGGAGGTTGGTTTCCAGATCATTGTAAAAGGTTTTAAGGGAGGAAACCATGTTAATTGCACTAGTTGTTTTAGTTGTCATTGGAGCATTCGTTTTAGGAATTTCTGTTTCTTGGTTGGCAAAAGGATACGTTGAAGATTTTATCGAAAACGCTGCCTATGCTAAATCTGTTACACACCCAGAAATGTTTGATGAAAATGGTAATATGATTCACGATGAACTTATCTACCTCAGACCAGACACACAATACTGGCATGAATTTGAGGAAGAAGACGAAGACTAATTTAAGGAGTTAATTATGCCAAGTAGTATGGACAACAGCAACCCTCGGTTGCTGATTAGTGAGATTTTGAGAAAGGTCTCCAATGCAAAAACGAAGCAAGAAAAAGTTTCTCTGCTCCGTAAACATAACAGCAATGCACTTCGCCAATTGATGATTATCAATTTTGATGATAGTGTTATTTGCGAATTGCCCGAAGGAGATGTACCTTACACTCCCAATGATGCACCAGCAGGTACAGACCATACTCGACTTGAAACTGAGTATCGTGGTCTGTATCGCTTTTTTAAAGGAGGCGCTAAACTACCTTCCCTCAAGAGGGAATCAATGTTTGTCCAACTTTTAGAAGGACTTAGTGCCGAAGAAGCAGAACTATTAATCCTGCTAAAGGATGGTAGATTGAGCGAAAAGTATAAGCGTATCACCAAATCAGTAGTATCGGAAGCATACCCATCTATTGAATGGGGAGGTCGTTCTTGAAGTTTATTGCTAAAGATTGTGATCCCACCAGTGCAAAAGATAAGTCACTTCCATATACCGCATATCTTGTAGAGTATTTACAAGACGGTACTACAAAGTTTGATATAGTGACTGCCGATAAAAAGGTTGATATCTTTGACCACTACTGGGATAACTATAGAAGCGATCTTATTAACATGACACAATCCTCTGGAACAATCAACCCTAGGATGTGGAACCCTCCATCGGAGAAAAAATGACTCTATACACTTTCAAAAAAACTGTTGAGGAAGTTGAAGAGGCAGGGATAGAGGAACTAGAGAAAGAAAAAAATAAACAAGAAGCAGTGACTGTTGTTGTTGCACTCATATCTTTCTTTGGCAAACCTCTGTTTCTTATGCTATTATGGAACTGGTTGATGCCAAGTATCTTTGGACTTGCCGCTATCGGTTATCTAAAGTCATTTGGTTTGTACTTGATTGCCCGTATTATTATCGATAAGAATGACTAAAGTATGTTTGATCTCTGTTACTCCTGATGCAGAGAAAACAATTGGATACATTGCTCGTGTGAGCAATCCTGCTAATCAGGAGAACCCTAAAATCTCTGGACTGCTAAAGTATTGTATCAAGCATGGACATTGGTCTGTGTTTGAGCAAGCATCTATGACTCTAGAAATCAGCACCACTAGAGCAATCGCAGCTCAAGTGCTGAGGCATAGGTCTTTCACATTCCAAGAGTTTTCTCAACGGTATGCTGACAGTTCTATGTTGGCAGATAAAATTGCTCTTCCAGAACTTCGTCGTCAGGATACTAAGAATCGTCAGAATAGTATTGATGATATTGATCCTTTCAAGAGACAGAAGTATGAAATCTTGATGCAACATCACTTCGATGAAGGGATGAAATTGTATAAGGATATGTTGGAAGATGGTATTGCAAAGGAATGTGCAAGAAATGTGCTTCCTTTATGCGTAGGGACAAAAATGTACATGACGGGCAATCTCAGGAATTGGATCCATTACATCCAACTGCGTTCCTCCAACGGCACCCAGAAGGAGCACATGGACATTGCAGAACTTGCGAAGCAGCATTTCATCTGTCAGTTCCCAGTCATCTCACAGGCGCTTGAGTGGTGCTCTGATGGTGATTGCGGATGCCCTGAGCAACTAGACGAATGTAACTGTATTCAACCTTCTTTGAGGATAGACTAATGCCACTATACAACGTACTAAATAAGGTCACTGGCGAAAAACAAGAGTTTCGCTGCACCGTTGCTGAGTATCAGCAGTGGCGTGAAGATAACCCTGATTGGGATAAGGATTGGCATGCTGGTGTTGCAGGTACAACATACGGCAACCCCAAACAATCTGACGGATTTAAGGAAGTAATGTCCAAAGTCCAAGCAGCACATCCCCGCTCAAACCTAAGTCGCTTTACTTGATATGCCAAGAGCACGTAAAAGGAATACTACTAGTAATCCTGTATCTAACATGACCGCAAAACAGATTAGAAGAAAGAAACCGATTGATAACTCTTACATGATAGAGATCAATCCTCTTACTCCAAATCAAGAGACTGTGTTTGAGCAGTATGCTGAAGGGCAGAACATTCTTCTGCATGGTGCTGCTGGTACAGGTAAAACATTTATTACTTTATATCTTGCCCTGAAAGAAGTGCTTGACGAGTACACACCGTATGATAAAATATACATTGTAAGGTCTCTCGTACCTACTCGTGAAATTGGTTTCCTTCCTGGAGACCATGAAGATAAGTCAGCACTGTATCAGATTCCATACAAAAATATGGTAAGATATATGTTCAGCATGCCTGATGACAATTCCTTTGACATGCTATATGATAATCTCCGAGCGCAAGAGACTATCTCATTTTGGTCTACTTCTTTTATCCGTGGAGTTACTCTTGACAATGCTATTGTTATTGTCGATGAGTTCTCGAATCTAAATTTCCATGAATTGGATTCTATGATTACTCGTATTGGTAAAGATTCCAAGATTATGTTGTGTGGTGACATCACTCAAACCGATCTTGTGAAAGAAAATGAAAAGTCTGGTATTGCAGACTTCATTAAGATTCTTCAGAACATGCAGGAGTTTAGTTGCGTTGAGTTCAGCATCGAAGATATCGTTCGTTCAGGACTAGTTAAATCTTATCTCCTTTCAAAATATAATCTTGGTTTCTAATGCCCTTTAATTTTATTGATGTCGATCTCCATGAACATGTGGAGGTTGAACCTGTGACTCAAGACGGTACTCGTTTCTATCCTATTCCTGGGGCAGATAAATATTATCCGAGTGTAACCTCCATCACATCGTTTAAGAACGCTCAGTTCTTCCAGAAATGGAGAGCTAGAATTGGTGAAAATGAGGCGAATCGTATTACTGCTAGAGCAACACAGAGAGGCACTGCTTTTCATGGACTTGCAGAAGATTATTTCAAAGGAGAACTAAACATCGACAAATACTTGGAAAATAATCCATTATCTGTTAGAATGTTTCAGTCAGCAAAGTCTACACTAAACAGGATCAATAACATCCATTGTTTAGAGACTTTTTTATATTCCCATTATCTTGGTTTGGCTGGTCGTGTTGACTGTATCGCTGAATTTGATGGTGAGTTGGCAGTAATCGATTTTAAAACTTCTACCAAAGAAAAAAAGGAATCATACATCGAGAACTATTTTGTTCAAGAGACTGCATATGCAGCAATGTTCCTTGAACGTTCAGGTTTAAAGGTAAAGAAAATTGTCACACTTATCGCAACCGAAGAGGGAACTATTCAAATATTTGAGAAGTACAATCTTGATGACTATCTACAATTACTCAAGTCCTATATTGACGAATTTGTTAGGGGAAAACATGCCTAAAGAAAAAACGGATGACAAGTTTTTAACTGCTACCAAATTCTCTCAAGAGATTGAGCGACTAGTAAAGATGAGTAACGGTTTGATTACGTATGTCGAAGCAGTAGTAACTTACTGTCAAGAGAACGAAATTGAATTAGAAACTGTTCCAAAACTAATTTCTAAGCCACTTAAAGAACGTTTACGCCATGAAGCAGAACGTTTAAACTACATGAAGAAAAGATCGAAAGGAGTATTGCCACTGTGACAGGATTTGAAGTGTACAAAATGTATCTCGCATTAAAGATGCACTTCACTAAAGACTCTTACGATTACATCAAATACAGAGGCAAAGTATCTGCCTCTGAAAAATCTTTTGAAGAGCGACGTGATCGTTACTTCTTTAAGAAACTAGCGACGAAGTATGAGGAGCAGAAAATGCTTCATTACTTTGTCGCTAATTTTATGGACAATCCTAAGGGGTATATAAAATCATTTAGTGATGGCAACTATGAGAAGTGGAAAGTAAATCAAGAATCTTTCTCTTATAAATTTAGACAGGACGTACATCTTCTGTTAGAAGATTTTGAAGCACCTTATCAAGATAAGTTCGATAAAATTTTTAAAGTAGAAGAAGGTTCCCACCCATTACTCATCAGGAATTATCTTTCTGGAGAGATATCATTAGAAACTCTCGTTGTATTTGAAACTTGTTTAGGATATGTTGAACGGTTTGATAAAAAATTAAGTGATCCTATATGGAAAGAGGTTAAAAATAGGGTAGTGAAATATAAACCATTTTTAAATGTCAATTGCCAAAAATACAAAGAGACAATACTCACAGTTATAAGGACTAAGTTATGAGTTTTTTTAAGTCAGAACAAGTACAAACAAATTTACAAGATATTTTTGAAACCTATCAGGAAGTAGCATCAATGACTTCCCAATTAGGGAAGATGAATACGAAAGAAAAATTAAATCATATAGAAGACTGCAAAGTTCTTATCGATAAGCAGAAAACATTCTATGGTCGATTGTGTCTTGCTGCATCGGAAGATGCTGAAGCAGCAGACATGAAAACACGCATCAATGCCTTGTCACAAGCGTTTGGGTATCTTGACCTTGCTGAGTGCATGGATGCCATGGTGGAGACACTTGAACAAGCGGCACAGAGGGAGGTTGACGCTGACTAAATACTATGCTATCCTTACAGGGTAGCAAACAATCCAACTACACACACTCAATACGGAGAATACTAAAATGTCTTTTGCCTCTCTTAAGAAGGCGTCCTCTGGTGGCGATACATTCGCAAAACTCACCCGAGAGATTGACAAACTGAATCAGCCTGCTGCTGGTTCTTCTGCTGACGAACGTTTCTGGAAACCAGAGATGGATAAGTCTGGCAATGGTTATGCTGTTATCCGATTCCTGCCTGCTCCTGAT